ACGCCCGCCATGTATAAGGCTAGGGCTGCTGCCATGAATGAACGCGCCCATGAGGCTGCTACGGCTTTTGCTTTGTCCATTTTGTTTTCTCCTTTGTCGGTTTGACTCCCGATTTTGGTGTTTCAACTGTTGGAAATTCGCCCTTGTAAGGTACAAATTTAGGAATTCCAAACCCAACAATTTCAGTCCCGATCTTGCGAATCTTAACCATGACCATGCCGCCGTTGCGCTGGTCGCCTGTCCCGCTGGTATTGCCCTCGATAAGTAGGCAGGTCTTATCGTCAATCAATCCCACAACAATGCCAATATGTGAAATGCGATCTACGCCATCATGAGGAAAATCCATAAAAGCCAAATAGCCCAATTGCGGCATGTTTGACCAACGGTTTGTTTCCTTGAATTTATGCGCGCCAATTGCCGTTCCAACAACTGAATGAATTTTGACGCCTGCCTGTGCAGCGCACCAATTAACAAATGAACCGCACCACGGCAATCCGTCCGCCTTTGTAAATTTGCCGTATTTTGTCAGGTTATCGCCTTCCTCGACTGTGCCGATTTCAGCTGCGGCAACTTCGATCAGGCGTGCGCTTGTACCTTCAGGATACGTCATTCGCTGGGATATTCTTTGTCGTATTCGGCTTTTGTCATTGAGGTAAATTGCTGATTGCCCCAGTCAATAATTGCAAAAGTTTCGACATTGCCAAACATTTCTACGTCAATAAATGTAACTGTCATTTTATAACTCCGCACTAAAGCCTAGATAGGCACTGGTTGAATTATTGGAAAGAATACGGGCAGGTTGATTGGCTGTTAATCCGCTCATACCAGATAAATCGATTCCAACTTGCTGTGTATTCGCACCACTTAAAGTTATTGATGATGCAGTACCACCAATAATTGATGCTGAAGATTGAACCGTTACTGTTGAAAAATCAACAGATGTAGGGAAAGTTCTCATTGTAACTGGTAGAGCAATGCTACCTGTAGCAGCAGATGCTGATGTAATGTAAGCCGTACCAAAAAGTGAATAAACTTGTGGTGCAGTCATCCGGTAGTAGTAACGCTGGCATGCTGCTAATTCTAAAGCCTGTGTCGAAGTATTAGGAGAATAAGCACTTGCACTACCCGCGATTTCGACCTGAACACCTGTTATTTCAAACCAATCATTCGCCCCAGCTGTACCTGTTGGAGTCGATGCAATAAAAAGTCCTATTTCTGTGGCTGTAGCGCCAATAGTTCCAGTCGCGGTAAAACGCTGCCATGTCGTGGTTAATGTTGAAAGATTAGTGAATACAGTAACACCACCAGTATAACCAGCGGTTAATATATTTTGATCTGTACCTGTACCACTTTGTAATTGCACATTTAAGATGCTAGATGTCGGAGAATAATTTGCTCCAGCGCGAGCGTAATATGAAACAGTTACTGTTTTGCCAGCAAAAGGAATTGAATTGACGCTCTCAAATGATTGCGCAAGATACAATGCGCCTGTGCCCGTATTTCCGCTGTCTCGTTGAAAACGTAAAGCGTATTGGATATTAGGCAAATTTGTAGTGTCATTAGTAACTTGACGAGTCACCGTAGATCCCGTTGCGTTTCCTGCTCTACCGGCTTGCCATCTATCAGCGGTATAAACTGGAGTAGTAATAGCGAATGAAGTCCCGCGTTGCCACACGTTCATCGCTGAGTTTAAGACCGCATTTTTTCCAGCGACATTTGTTGAACCGCCAGATGGAGTTGCCCAAGCAAGACCAGTTGCAGCCGTTGAGTCAGCTGTAAGTACTTGACCGTTTGTACCTACTGCAAGGCGCGCTGGCGTATCAGCTGCCGTTGCTGCAATTAAATCGCCTTTAGCGTCAACAATTGCGTTTTGAATTGCGTTGCTATCGTCTTGTGCAACCCATGAAAAATCCATGTCTGTGTTTGAGGCCTTAGCCAAAACCTGACCTGTTGTGCCGCCCAGCAAATCAGCCATTGAAGTGGCAACGGCTTGACCAAACGTTTCAAAGTCTGCTGGTAAGTCCGTGACCAAGTCGGTCGACGTCGGCATTTGCCACGAAAACGGTGTTGTTGGGTTCGTCATGTTTTCTCCTTGTTAAGTGATAATTGTTGCACGTGCCCAGTCAAGCGTTGGCGACACGCCCGACCAACGCCGTGTTGGTGGTAATTCGTCCCATTGCAATGCCTGCAACGAATAAGCAACGGGCGAAAGATTAAGCGAAACTGAAAGGGTGTTGTATCCGGCACGGAATGACCAGCCCTCGACAAAGCCTTGAAAGATTGACCCCATGTTGCTAGGCAGGTCAGCGATAGAAACGGGCATGCCCATGAAAACACCGATTAAATTATCACGGTCAGAATTGTCCACTTCAGGGTTTGTTAGGTCGTAGGTAATTTCACTAAAGATTGGCTGCGGGTCTTTTCGAAGTGCCAAATAAAAATTTGCCTGTGCTGTTGCGTCAGCTGCATTGTGCAAGGTTGTGCTAATGATTTGGGATAATGTTCCATAAGTATTGATTGAAGTCGTATCGCTGGCAGATCGTTCGCTAGTGCTGGTAGCGCCGTACTTGATCGTCAAATTGTTTCGGACGTCGCCCGCACGGGTTTCAGTACGCAATCCCGCTGCACGGGCTTGGTTGGCAGTTATTTGAACGTAACCATTTGACTGTAGGTATTGGCTGCGGTGGGTCGCGTCAGCGTAGGAAATGCGCCCCTGTGCGTCCTCGTAAATGTAGCCCAGCCCTGACGTCGCTAGGGCTGAAACAAGGCTGTAGACGTCCGTCCGATCGCTTGAACGGGCTGCCAATTCATAATCGCCTGGGCGATCAATTTCACCCAAACCTACGTTTTCAGCAGTTGCCCAAGTTGTCGTTGGGTCATAAGTTGCCCACGTCAATGCCCCTGGCACTTCTGCCCAAGTGTTGAGCAATAAATCCGAAAGAATTGTGTAAATCTGATTTCCGTCAAATGCCTTTGAAAGCACGCCGTTTGTTAAGGCTTTTGGCAAGCGTGCCAATGCTCCTAACGCTGTAATCGCATAAGTCTGGGTAAACATGACCGAACCGACGTCACGAACTTCCAATGAAATATCTACGACATTGCCACCGAAAATTGGCACAAAAGTATTTGTAGTATCTTTAATTTCAATTGAAACGTTCGAATTGATTGCAACTGGAATTGTTGTCTGATTTACGTCAATTAACTGAATGTTCGTATAACCTGCTTGCGCTTGCTCGTAAATGTTTGTGCGACCACTTTGAATAGTTAGGTTTGCTAAAACTACGTCAGTGTAGGAGACGCCGTCAATTTTAACCCGCCAAATTGGATTCCATTGCGTCATACTGATACCAGATTGCCCGCTCCACCTGTGCCGCGATAGAACGAATTATTTAGAACGTCAACAATTGTGCGTGCTGTTCCCTCGGCGTTTAAAGCACCGTTAACGGTGACATTGACAATTGAGGTCGTGCCTGCTTCTGCACCAGGAAAACCGCTTGAAGCATAATTGCCAGCGTTTGGGTTGCTTGCAAGCATTGCGGCAGCCTCCGCAGCTGTTTGACTTGCCGTTGCTAGACCACCACCGCCGCCACCAGTATTGCTATTACTTCCAGCACCGCCTATTGAAACTCCTGTCGAACTGCCAGTCGTTAATGATTTTGTGCCAGTTGATGAAGACGAACTGCCAGTGGAGGTTGCTGTATTAAAAGTTTGACCGTTTGGCATTGTGCCGCTAAAACCTGCAACCGCTGGCAAATCGCCAATTTTTGAAATGTATCCAATGTCATTACCTGGCTTAATCAAGTTAATACCCTTAATAACTAAGTTGATAGCGTCAATTGCAGTATTAACCAACGGTTTGATTGCACTTAAAACTTTGCCAAAAACAGTAATTACAAGCCCTGCAATTTCGCCTACGACACTAAGCGCACCGCCAATAACTGTCCCAATCTTCGGTGCAAAGTACGCAACCACGTCGAAGAAAGATTGAAACTCGTCTTTGCTGCCAATGATTGCATCTTTGACGTTGTTGAAAATGTCTTTTGCGCCGCCAAAAATAGGAAGCACTGTGTTTTTCAATACTGTGCCAATGTTTGTTAGTGATTTCCCAAATTCGTCAGTTTTGACAAAATCAAATCCTTTACTAAATGTCTCAATTACGGGCAATGCTTTTGTGTTAATGAAATCCAACAAACCGCCCAAAATAGGTAATAACGCTGTACCAATACTTTCTGAGGCTTCACTAAATGCAGTTTTAACACGCGCAATTTTTCCTGCGTATGTTTCTGCATTTGCAGCTGCCGCGCCACCAAATAAATCTGACAATCTTCCTTGCACTTGCTCAAAACTCATGGACTTTAATTCAGCAGTTGATAACCCAATGCCTAATTTGCCAAGTGCTGCTGTGTTGCCGTCGTATGCTTTACCCAAAGCATTTGCAACTGTTTCAAGAGGCTTGCCCGTTGCTGTACTTATGTCTAAGGCTTGCGAAAGCAAATCTTGTGCTTTTGCTGTATCGCCTGTTGATCTAACCAAACGTCCCAATGCTGGACGTAGGACGTCGTCTGCAACACCAGTTGCCAATGACATTTGAAGGATTGCACTTTCAGTTGCTTTAACTTGGGCGTCTGTTGCCCCTGTGGCATTTTTTAAAGCCAAAGCCAATTGTGTCTGTGCTTTTTCGTCAGCAATTGCAGCCTTAACGCCGTCAACGCCGATCTTGATTGCGGCTGCACCAGCAGCAACGGCGGCTGCGGCAAATGCCGCGCCGATTACTTTACTTGTTTTGCCAATTTTGTCACCAAAAGTATCAACGTCTTGGCTGGCTGTTTTAAGGGATTTATTAAGATCGTCAACGTCACCAAGAATAGAAAGTTTAAGGGTACGACTACCAGCCATTAGTTGTACTCCTTAATTATTTTGGAAAATGATTCTTCCCATTTTTTAACAATTTCAGGCTGCACGCTTCGAAGTGTTGGATAAATAAACCAGCCACGCGACCCACGCCCTTCACGACCTGACCACACTGGAAATTGCTTATATTTATTAGAACCAAATTCGTACCCGCCCCATAACTGCTGGGTCGTGCCGCCACCGCTAAGTTTCTGACTGGCAAAACCAAACGAGATTTCACCAATTTTGGACGACTTGGAAACCTTTGAACCCTGGGCAATTCTTGGCGCAACTTTATTTGATGTGCCACCACTTGCAGAAATAATTTTGTCTTGAACGTATTCAGCGAGTTTGGAAGTTTGAATTTTTGCCTGTGCTGTGGCTTCCTCGTCCATTGCCTTAAAAGATTTAAGAATTGCGCGCAACTCTGCTTTGTCATAGGAAATTGATTCCTTAGCCATTTGCCCGCCTTTCTAAAATCTCAATGACCGTCAAAATGTCTTCGGCACTTTCAAATTCATTTGGTGATAGCCCTGTTGCCAAGGCTATCTCCCAAACTATTCGGCTAAGGCTTCCGACTGCGTGACTTTTGGGTTTGCTTCACCGACGATCACTTCGGAGATTGTCTCCGTCCATGCTTCGATTGGCTTGACTGGCTTACCAGCTGCT